TCAATGGGTGATTTGACCCAAGACGAAATTCGTTGCGCCAAATACGGTGTTGAAACCGTTACGTAATTGGATGCCGCGAGAATGGATTTGTAATGATTAACATTTTCTGTTGGGTTGTACTTGGGGTGACTTGCTTTCCACGCATGATTGGATGTTGACAAACCCCAGTACCAATCATCTAAATCATTAATAATGATTTGCCCGTGAGCACGAGCAATTTTAATTTTGTCGGCAACGTCTTCAAACATAACTCGTTGCATGACAATGACATCTAAGTCAAAATGGTCAGTGTTGTCCCAAGTCCGCACACCAAAAATCTGTTTTTGTTCGCTGTGCGCTAAAACTCCAACTGCTTTAACGGAGTCAATGCGTTTACTGTATTGGCCAAGGCGCGCCCATCCTGCTCCGCCCATGACGGGGTGCCCGCTGGCGTCATAAACGCTGCGAGACCAGTCACAGGAGGCGAAACCGACTTTCATGGCTAAAGGTCCAAATGCGTGATGCCGTCAAATTCCCATTTGCCGTCTAGTGCAGCCCACAATGCTTGATCAATCGGGGTTGCCTCAAGGTCCAACTCGTCCAAGAGAGAGCGGTGCTTCTCAATTGCTTTGCGGAGAAAGTCGACAGTCTTAAGTCTGTCGTCTATGGCGTCGGACCCAAGTGCAATCATTCGGGTCACTTCATCAAGACGAGCATCAACGTGAAACTTGAATCGTGTAATTTTCTTGCGGCGCGACTCAAACTCTGAAAGTGATTCAGCAAGGAGTTTCAAGCCGGATTCCCCAAGTTCGCGATAGCGAACTGTGTCAGACTTTTCTTGATCTGCCAGTTGTGCAAGTTGGTTATTCAAGTTGTCGCAGAGGGCGACAAGTGCACGCTGCCATTTTGTCCAATTTTCAGGAAGTCGAAGGTAGTCCTTCTGTTCCTGAGTGACACGATTTTTAACTTCTTCTGCTACCAGTCGTGCAAACGTTTCATCAAGCATTTCTACTCTTTTCTTTAGTAATGGATTTTTTTATGATTATGACCACGCTGGGCAAAACGACTTGTATGAGCACCAGTCGCAAAGCCTATGCTTTTTTGCTTCAAAATGCCCGGAGGCGCAAGCCGTTTTAATTTCGGCGTATACGGTTGATACTTGATCAACAGTTTTGTTCAACTCAGACTGTTTGACTTCTTGCGTTAAACGCACGCCGTCTTTCAAGTACAACAACTCAAGTGACTTTACCGGCCTGTCGTGGATGTCACCCAAAAGAAGAGCGTAAATCAACAACTGTTGAAACTTGTCGCCTCGCCATTGGGGCTTTGGCGTTTTGCCGGTTTTGTAATCCCCTACGATGATTCCGTCTTCTGTGTCGACCCAGCGGTCAATGTAGCCACGCAACGGCGCTTCACCGATTTTGCCAGTCACATAGTCTTCAAGGCCATCAAAAGTTGCGGTGTGCGGCTCCTCCATAGAGAAGTAGTTTTCTACGCACCACCATGCACGCCATCTAAACGCATGCAGTTTTTCAGGGATGTCATAAAGAACGTCCGTAACTTTGGCTTCGTACTCATTTGCCCAAAGCGTACGCATGATGACCCGAGCATCGGCAAGCGTCCGATTTTCAGAAGGCGCCCCCAGCAGTTGTTCAAGAGCGTCGTGAACAAAGTTGCCTAAAAGGGTTGCTTCTGTGGGCGGATCTTCAATCCTGTCAATTCTGCTGTACTTGTACTTGAGGGGACATTGCTGCCAAGTCCCAATTGAAGAAGCGGAAAGGTATTCCGGTACGGCCAATCCTGCGGCGGTCTCAACCGCAAAGGTTTCAGGAGGATTTGGCATCGACAAAGTCTCCACCCAAAGTGAGACGGGTTGCTTCGGCAATTAAGGCCTCAAGATCTTCCGCCTTTGCCGTTGCCCGCTTTGGTTTCGGCTCGCCATCCCCGTACTCAATCCAAAAGTCTTCTAAAGCATTCTTGCCATTTTCGTCAAGTGACTTTGTTAGGGCAACAAGACGGTTGAAAAGCGTATCAACAACGGGATCGACTTCGGGGGTAGCCTCAACCTCCAAAGCGGCGTCATCGCGAGCCAAGTAAAGCCCAACTCCAAGTTGCTGTGCCGCTTTCTTTAAAGCGTCTGACATGGCACCCTTGAACTCGTCGCCAAGATCCAAAACCTTTCCAGCCTTGGTGTACTTAACTTGTTGCCCACCTACCCCGTCCTTAGTAATGGTCTCGCCATTGACAATTGCGGTAAGTCGAACATGGGCAATAACCCAGTCGGTATCAACGGAATCTCGGCCAACCGAAACAATTTCGCTAGACCAGTTGTTGAGCCCGATAACCTTATTGAGCCTTGCAATTACTTCACTGATAGGGATATAGGTCAGTGACCTGCCGGACTTGGAAACTGTTCTTTCCATTTCGCGAGGAAATGGCTCGGACAGCAATGAATACAAATCTTTAGTCATGATTTTGCCTTTCGCACAATAATCGAAGCCTTTGCTTCTTTTACTTCACAATAGTTATCGGCATCAATGCCAATTTTTTGGAGTTCTTTGATTCGCCAGTATGAAGGCTGAAGAAAGTCAAGAACTTTAGTAATCATTTCTTCCGGTGTAGAAAGAATCTCGCCGGTGTCCATGTCGACGGACATGTCCATGATACGTCGGGCAACAACACTGTTCAAATCCTTGTGCCGCCAGCCGGTCCGTGAGGAACCCCACTTTTTTTCGATTCGTGAACCATCAGGAAGCGGAATCTCATCAGTGTTGGCCATTAAGTCAGAAACCAAATTCGCCAAGACGTCATAAACCATTCCAACTTCCGCTTTTGCAATATTGAGTGCAACGAGTGCTTCTGCGGCCTCGTCCGCAGTCGGCCCCTTTTCTGAAAACTCAGACAAAGCGGTATCGAGCCGCAGAATTGCGTTTCGAAAATCGTTAACAAAATCAGTTTCGGGCATTGCCCTCCTCACCTAGTAATAAGTTTTGACCTAAACGATAATAGAGGCTCGAGCCCGCTGAGGCAAGCCCAACCCAGTCAAAAATGTGAATGCGCCGACTGTTGCGTCAACTTGGTCATCATGGTCGCACGCTTCAGGGAAAGACGAGAACTCGTCAAGAAAGTCCGACATCCACGATGCACGCACTAGGCGAACGTTGCCATTTGCAACAGCCGCAGCGAATGGGCGAGCACGTGTTTCCTTGTCTCCCGTAGACCTAATGCCAGCAAAATCGTAACCGGGGACTACATAACGGGCGTACTGGTCCAAAAGCGCCTTACCTGCCGAGCCCGGCTCTTGCTCCATTCTGATCGCTACGCCTTTTCCGTCTTCATCCGCCGTTTGGGCAATCAACTTTTCCACTTTGTCGCCGGTTACACGGGCTTTCCGAATGTCAAGGACGTAGGCAATTCCTTTATCAAAAAGCATTAAGGCGCCAACGGTCCAGTCTGGGTTGGGATAATCAAAACTTGGTTCCGAGGCGGCAAGGTCCCAAAACCTGACCACGCGCGCCGCAGAAGAAATTTCAGGAACTTCGTGAGAGTCAATCGCTACAAACGACTCACGCGAAAACATGGTTCCCAAAGTTGTCGCCCACCAGTCACCAGATTCAAGGCGCCGACGTTCGATGGGATCAAGTGAAGAAAGGGCTTGCCTGTAGGAATCCGCATCAATGCCCGGGTTGTCCGTCAACTTTGACGGCACGAAGATTCTGCCTTGCTCGTTTCCCTCTACGATGAACCGCTGCCTTACCCAGTTGGGGGCAGGGTTTGAGGCTGCACGCATTCTAAGCGGAACCTGAGACAACGGCCCTGATGCCGGTCGACGTAAACGCGAAAACAAATACCTGTAATCAAGTTCACGGATTTCAGTGACCTCATCCATGCCGATGAACTGAAATTCCGCACCCTTGTAACGCAAGTAATCGTTTGTGTTATTCAGGTAACCAAAGGAAATGCGCGCCCCAGAAGGAAAAGTAAAAATGTAAGAATTCGCATTCCAGTGAATGTCGTCATAGTTTGACATCCAGTCTTTTGCACGGTCCATCAAGGCGCCCGGAAGGGAAAGGTCGGCAAAAGTCCGACGGAAAAGGATGGCGGAGTAATTGGGAACATCTACATACTGAAGAGCGGACATCAGAAGTGCCGAACTTTTCCCACCACCAGCCGCACCACCGAATAACGCTTCCAGAGCGTAGGTGCGCAGGAAAACTTTCTGCGTCAGTGAAGGGGATTCTGGGCAGTATTGTGGTGCTTTAGGTTGAAGGTGCTCAAGTACTTTGTTCCAGTCGGTCATTGCCACACCACCCGTTCTCGTGTCGGTCACCAATGTAGTATTTATTGCTAGGCCACAGGGTCAGGGTGTTATTGTGCGTAAACCAAAAAGCGGGAGTTAAACGTGAGGCAAAAATTGGCCAAGTATTTGACACGACAAAACGCCGCGTATGCCCTCATGGGCGCTTTTATCCTATGTAGTACTGTAGGGGCAGCAATGATTTTCATTCCC